ATGCAGGAATACTCGTTACACTGTCAAGAAGTACAATATCTTTTTCTCCTAATCCATGCGCACCGGTACAAGTAATAGTAATTACGCTTTCATTTAATGTACTTGTAAAATTAGCGCCTGTTAATGTTACTCGAATAGGGTGTATGTCATAATATATACCTCCAGAGTATGCATATAAAATTCTGTTAGTTCCAATAGCGGCATATTTAATACCGGCATTATCGTCCCAATGATGAATAGCTCTTGCTGCACCAGTAAGTTTATCTTCTCCTAACTGTTGCCAGCCACCTATTTTTTCTGGAGTGCCGTATCTAAATCTAACATTGTCACCATCAAACCATTGTCCCTCGGCCCCGGTCTCTGTGACTTGTTTATTAAATCCCGGTGCAAATCCTAATTTTTGTAACATATAAAAAACCTGTTTTATAGTTGTTATAGCAGATTATTGGTGATTTCAATAGATTTAAAGCAGAGGGAATCAGTGGTGGATCATCCCCCTGCAAGCCTAATGTATAGACTATTTTTTTAATTTTGTCAACTTAACGCCTTTAAACCAAGATGGTAATCCTAAGAAAGGTCTTTTATCTAAATAATTTTCTTTAGCTGTTTTAGAATTAGCTTTGTTATAATGTAAAAATACTTGACCACAATCTTTACCTTTAAATTCTTCTCGCCAATGTTCAAGATCACAACCAGAATATATTAACATGTCACCTGGTTTAAGATCTATTTTAATACCAGCTTGACCTTCTTTACCTGTTGGGTCTAAGTATATTGGCCATGGGTCACCGCCTAAATTTAATGTTGTAGATATTTCACATGAGTATCTATCTTTATGTCTAGCTAGTACATCACCTTGTTTATATATTCTTGAATAGGAATATGTAGGACTTAATTTAATACCAGTATGTTTTTCCATAACAGGTTTTACTTCCATTAATAATGTTTCCATTGCAATGTCACTATAATGTGAATAAGTATTTGGCACTTGTGAATCATGCCATATGCCAAAGTATGTTGTAAATGGAGATATATATTTTTGATCAAATAAAAATCTTGCAACGTCTCTTTTATTTAAAAAATATTTATAAACAAACTCTGCTAGCTCTGGTGAAATAGCTTGTTTTAATACTGTGTATTTATTTTTTTTAAACGACATTTAACACTCCTTTTGGTATTGCTTGGCAGTTCCAATGTATAAATCTAAATGGATTATAACCCATATCAACAATGTACTGATGAGGTAAATATGATGGAAAAAATATTATTCTACCTGGTTTAACTTTATAATTAATTTGTGTTGAAGCATGTGTTACTTTTGTTTTATCTTTTTCTGGTAAAAGATTCATAACATTACCTGGTCTTGGATCTTCAAACATAGGTAATGATGTAGTCTCATCTGCTTTTAAAAAATAAAAACCTGATATGTGACCATTCCAATGTGTATGCAATGTGTGGTGTCCACCACCTTTTTTAGCAAACTCTTGTACCCATAATTCTGTAGTAAACATTTGATGACCAGACATATCAAAACCCATTTCACCTAATAAGTTGTGTGCTGTTGCACCTATATAATCTTGTAATTGTTTAAAATTAGGATCACCTATTAATGATGTTGAATGGAATACATGACCCATGTCACCTTTATCACCAAATTTTTTATTACGTTTATCAATATCCGGTTTCAATAGTTTTTTTGATGCTTCAATATATTTATCCGATGCTTTGTTTAAACTATCTACAAACTTAGGTTCATCTGCAAACCAAATAGGACATTTAAAAAATTCTTCTAATTGTAATTGTTTTGGATAACCTATAACTTCTTTTTTTACTTTTTGTTTTTTAGCTTTAGCTTTTTTCTTTTTCATATTTCTCCTTTATTGAAATGGATATCCTAAGTTCCATATTACTAAACTGTTTCTTTCTCCACTTTTAACAGGACATACTCTATGCCATACAAATGAAGGAAATACAACTAAAGATCCTTTAGGTAATATTTCTGTACATTTTTTAACATTTCTTTTTTTATCTGGATCCATGTTTCTAAAATCAAATTCTAATTCACCACCTTTATAGTCTTTAGGATCTGATAATGTAACTGTTACAGATAGTTTTCTAATTTTACCATGTGATGGATCATTAGTTTCTCTTTGATAAGGTTGATCCCAACTATCACAATGCCAATCATAATACTGGCCTTTTTTATATTTTGTAAATTGACAAGACTCAGAAAAATCCCAATTAAAATTCCAACCAGCACTCGCATTTGCTTGATGCACATAAGGTTGTATTTCTTTATAAACCCATCTGTCATTTATCCAAACAATATTAGAATCTCTTTTCTTTTTTAAATCTTTAATTTGTTTTTGATTTAATTTTTTATTGCCATAACCACCCGTGACTGCCATTTGTTCTTGAAGTTGTTTTCCGTATTTACAAATATCATCACAAATACGTTCTGGAATGGCTGATTTAAAATACCAATAATAGTTTGTTAGGTTCATATGTCTTTATGAACTTAATATAACATTATCTATGCTATTGTCAATGTACCCGAAGCTGTAAACTTAGCTAGTTTATCTCCACCAGGGTGAGTTGAAATTGTAGCAGACGGACCTGGGTCAGCACTAAATGTAACTGCACTTGGTCCTCTAACAATAACTATACCTGGTCCACCAGCTTTTCCATTTCCAGTACAAGTTGGAGTGTGGCCAGAATCAGCTCCACCTCCACCGCCACCACCAGTATTCGTTGTTCCTGCAACTGAATTTGAGCTTGGGTATCCACCACCAGCTCCACCTCCACCAGCTCCACCTGGTCCAGGGGCTACACCATGATAACTTGGTCCTCTACTACCACCACCTCCACCACCACCTGCGTAAGATGTGTCAGGTCCTAAAATTGTGTTAGGCGCACCAGCTCCACCAGCTCCACCACCAGAAGTAGTTGCATTTGCTCCAGCGGCAGTTGCTCCACCGCCACCACCACCTGCTCCCGCACATGGCATAGGGTTTCCTGGTAATGCTGTTCCACCATTATTACCTTGAGGAGGTAAAGGACTTGTTGGAGGAGTATTTCCAGATCCTCCAGCTGTTCCTTCTCTAATTGATCCACCACCACCTGATCCACCATCACTGTCAGAACATGCAGGAGTGCAAAAATCATTTGCAGCACCACCACCTGTTGCTGTTATTGTTGAAAATGATGAGTTAGTTCCTTTATCACTAGATGCTCCACCTCCACCTACTACAATAGCATAATCTCCTTCTTCTAGAGTTAAAGCAGGAGCTTGTAACGGAGAAGGTCCATAACCAGAAGCTCTATATCCTCCAGCTCCACCTCCACCACCTCTATTTCCATTACCACCACCTCCACCTGCGACTACTAAATAATTTATTGAATAACTTGCTAAAAGTCTTGGCCATGATCCTTGAGACTTGGCACTAAATTGACTTTGCATTGACCACACACCACTTGCTTTATTTAATTCTTTTGTAATTACAACACCTGATCCACCGTTACCACCTTTACCTCCAGGAGAAGGCCAACTAGGTATTTGAAAACCTCCACCACCAGCTCCTTTGTTTGCTGCTCCACAATTATTACCAGTTGTACCTGCAGCTGTTCCTCCAGTACCTGCACATCCTGCAGTACCTGTATAAGATCCACCTGCTCCGCCACCTGCGTAAGCAACACACGATCCTGTAATATTACTTGTAATTCCGTTTCCACCTGGACCACCTGTAGCTGGACTTGGAGTAAAATTACCTCCAGCACTTGCGGCTCCTCCACCACCAGCACCATTTCCAACTCCACCACCAGGATTTCCTTGTCCACACACACCTACGTTTCCAGGATTTTGATTTCCACCACCTGAACCTCCTGCTGAACTTGGACCAGGGTGATTAGAAGGACTGGCTTGTGATCCTTTCCCTCCTCCACATGTAGTATATGTTGTTCCACCTACAACAAAAACTGTGTTTGATCCATTTGAATTAGAGGTATTATTAGCATTAGTTCCACCAGCACCAATAGTTACTGGATAACCTGTGTTTCCACAAACACTTATTGAAGAAATAGGGGTAAGACCACCAGCTCCGCCACCACCTCCATGACCATGAGTTCCACATCCACCGCCAGATCCACCACCAGATATAACTAATGCTTCTATTACTCCAGTTCCTGGTTGTGTAGTAAAAGTTCCCGAACTTGTGTTTTGAGTAACCGTACACTTCCCGAAAGAAGTATTATTAGTTACTCCAAGTATCCCGCCGTTTTGTGAGCTGTTTGCTGGGCTCGCCATGTCTTAAGTCTCCTATTCGGACACCCAAGATGTACCATTCCAGTTGTAAACTGTGGGTGTTTCTGTTTCGTCGTTTGATTTAGTTGCTTCCCAACCTGTAGTGTTGTCAGCTTGATATTTTGTTTCGTTCCAAGATATTAAATATCTAACAGTGTTTTCCTCTTCACCTTCTGAAGAAACTGTTGGATAAGTTATTGGTGCTTGCCAATCATCATTAGAATCTAATGACCATGAAGCATGAGGTTGTTGTCCTAAAAATTTATCTTTTACAGGATCATAAACCATTCCTATGCCTGCGTATTGTTTTCTAAAATTATTATTGTAAGAAGTTTGTTTCCAGATTCCACCTTTAAAAAAATTAATACACCATGTTTCACCATCTTGGTGCATGTCTGAAGGAACGCAATCGTTTCCTACAACTACTACTCTTTCAACTACTTGATGAGTATCAGATGTAAATCCTGTTGGATCTGCTTTTGTTTTTAATTCTGCGAAATGTGCCATATTTTTATCTCCTTAAAAATTATATTTATATTTTAATTTTAACTTATTGTCAACGTTCCAGATACAGTAAATGATGCTACTTTACATCC